AGACGTTCCGGTCAGCGCGACATGGTCTCAGCTCAAACCTGGCCTGGATCTGCCACTCTGCGTAATCGGCGGCGGGGGGGCGGCGGCGGGGCGCCCGTCACGGGCTGTAACTGGCCACGGAGGGTGAAAAGGCCGCCCCGAGGGGGCCTACACCAGGTTACATCGGCCCACATATGCCCGCAAACGCCCGCAGGCTCCCCACGAGTCCCCACATCCGCCCGCATCCACCCGCACCGCCGAGCAGGCCACGGCGACCTGGAGGTTGCCGTGTTCGAGTCCTTGATCCGCGTTCTACAGATCCCCGACCGCGTCACCGTCCTGGAGGCCCGCATGTCCGAACTGACCGACGCCTACACCGCGATGGCGAGCGCCGTCAACGAGACGGTGGGCGAGCTGGATGGGCTGGTCCGCCGGGTGGCCGCCCTGGAGGGCGAGTCCGCTCCGGTGGCCGCGGACCTGCGCGCGCTGGCCGACCGGCTGCGCAACGCCTACACCGAGCCCCCGGCCGAACCGACCCCGTAGTCCGGTGAGCGGCGGCGAGCTGGCCGTCTGGATCGTGATCGGCCTGCTCGGCGCGGTGGCCGTGTACACGTTGCGCGGCAGCACCCACCGGTGACCCGGTCAGCGGCGGCCCTTCCAGTTCATCGAGCGGCGGCGTAGCCACCAGCGCCGCCAGTCCCGGGGCAGCCCGGCCCCGGCGGACAGCTCGCGGTCGAGCACCCGGAACAGGTCGGCCAGTATCCGGGCCTGGATCTGCGGGCCCAGCTCGCGGCCCTCCTCCCCGGCGGCGGCCCGCAGGGTGCGCAGGGTGACCTCCAGGTCGACGTGCGCGCGCCAGTGGGTGACGCGATAGGGAGGATGGGTCACGCCACCACCAGGGCGTGCCGGGACCGCCGTCGGTCGAGCCCGCGCCCGGCGGCCACGTAGGGCCGGTAGGCGTCCCGGAGTCGGTGCGCGTTGGCGCTGGACAGCCGGAGCTGGTGGGTTTCCCCGTCGAGCTGGAAGGTCACCAGCTCGGTGGCGGTCACCCGCGGGTCGAGGTCGTCGGGAACCGGGGCGAGCGTGCTGGACCGCAAGCAGTTCGGCCCGGTCGTCGGATGCACCCGGAACAGGCCGTGTGGGGTGACCGGGACCTGCCTCAGACAGTCGGGGCATTCCATCGTCGGGACGTCATACCCGCAGGTCGGACAGATGAAGTCGTGCTCTTCCGAGGGTTTCACACCTTGAGTATGCCACCGCCGGGTGGCACGCGGGAGTGGTGCGACCGCTCGACCCGATGCCGCCGACCACTCGCCGCCGGGTCGTAACGGGGTGCCCACCCGAGACGTCTCCCCAGACAGAAACGCTCCCCCGTGGTGCTGCCCCCGACTCGCTTGCCGGACCGGTCCCCATCCTCCGAGGCCCGAGCGAGCCGGGGGCATCCAGCCCCATCTCCGCGTCCCCGAGGAGACACCCAGATGCCCGCCCGTTTAAACACCCGACTCGCCTGACGGTCGGCGATGCGCGACGACGCTGCACCACTGCCCGACGAGCGGTCCCCCGACGAGCTGGCCACCGCGGTGCTCGCCGACCGGGTGCTCACCGACGCCTGCGACCTGCCGCTGGTCTACCTGGTGCCCACCCGGGGCCGCCCCCAGGGCGCGCTGCACCTGACCGAGGCGTGGCGGTCCACCGGCACCGGCTGTGCCGCCCTGGTGCTGGTCGTCGACGACGACGACCCCGAGCTGGACCGCTACCGCGACATCGGCTGGCCGCACCTGATCGTCGGCCCGCGGCTGCGGCTGGGCGGCACGCTGAACTGGTTGGCCCCGCGGGCCGCCGAGCTGGGCGCCCAAGCCGTCGGGTTCATGGGGGACGATCATCGGCCGCGCTCGCTGGGCTGGGACACCGCCCTGCTGGGTGCGCTGCGCGCCAGCGGCCCCGGGGTGGCCTATGGCAACGACCTGTTCCAGGCCGGGCGGCTGCCGACCGCGGTGGCCATCTCCGGGGAGATCGTCGAGGCGCTCGGCTTCTACGTGCCGCCCGGCATGGTGCACCTCTACCTCGACGACTGGTGGCGGCACCTGGGCGAGGCGCTGGGTGCCCTGACCTACCTGCCCGACGTGGTCATCGAGCACCTGCACCCGGCAGCCGGGAAGGGCCAGTGGGACCCCGGCTACCTGGAGGTCAACTCCACCGACGCCTACCAGGCCGACCACCAGCGCTGGCAGGCCTACCTGCACGGCCGCTGGCCCGACGATCTGGCCCGGCTGCACAAGGTCCTGGCGCACGCCGAGGGGGCCGCGGATGGCTGAGCACAGGCTGTTCGACGGCGACCGGGCCTACGTGTCCACCGCGGCGTTCCATGCCGACCGGGCCCGCGCCCCGCACCTGGAGCAGGCCGACCACCGGGCCCGGCTGGTGCGCGCCGCCGAGGTGGTGCGCGCACTGGAGCCCCAGTCGGTGGTGGACCTGGGCTGCGGCGACGGCGGGCTGCTGTCGCTGCTGCGCCAGCCACCGGCGATCCCCGCCTGGGGATACGACTTCCAGCCCTCGAATGTGACGGGCTGGGCCGAACGCGGCGTGGACGCCGAGCTGCGCGACGTGTTCGACAACCTGGACGTGCCCCGCTGGGGGCAGGTCGCGGTGCTCACCGAGGTCCTGGAGCACCTGACCGACCCGCACCTGTCGCTGGCCTGGGTGGGTCAGTCGGTGCAGTTCGTGGTGGCGTCCAGCCCGTGGAACGAGGGCCCCGGCGCCCACCCCGAGGAGCACGCCTGGGCCTGGGACGTCTCCGGCTACCGGCAGATGTTCGACGACGCCCGCTACGACGTGCTGCACCACGAGCAGGTCGGCTGGAGCCAGATCATCGCCGCGCGGTCGCTGCTCGGCCCGCCGGTCTGGCCACCACTGGGGCACCGGCCGGGGGGGTACCGGTCGTGACCGAGTGGCGGCTGTTCCCCGAGGGTGAACCGTTCTTCACCACCCTGCCGTTCTTCCAGGCGCACCCCTGGGTGGCGCCGGGGGATCAGGTCGGGCACCCCGAGCGGATCAAGATGACCGCCGAGCTGGTCCGCCGGGTGGTCCTGGAGTTCGGCCCGGCCTCGATCAGCGATCTGGGCTGCGGCGACGGCTCGCTGCTCGCCGAGCTGCGCTCCCTGCCGGTGCCCGGCTGGGGTTACGACGCCGGGTGGGCCAACGTGGACCACGCCGTCGGGTTCGGCCTCGACGTCCGGCACGGCGACATCCTCGCCCCGGCCGAGCTGGACCTGGGCGAGCTGGTGGTGGCCAGCGAGGTGGTCGAACACCTGCTGGACCCGCACGGCTGGCTGCGTGGGCTGCCCGCCGACCTGCTGGTGGTCACCTCCCCGTCGGCGGAGACCGACCGCTGGCACTACGAGCACCACGCCTGGGCGTGGGACCTGGACGGCTACGCCGAGCTGGTCACCGGCTGCGGCTGGCAGGTGTGGGCGCAGGTCGAGTGCGACGGCGGCGCGGCCATCCACATGGGGCACCGCGCCGACCAGCGGTTCCAGGCGGTCGCCGCGGTCCGGCCGGGGAGGGTGCGGTGAGGACCCGGCTGCGACCCGCGTACAGCGCCGCCGAGCTGGCCGTGATGTACGCCGAGCCGTTCGACCACACCGGATGGCCGCAGCACATCGAGCGGGTCGCGGCGACCGCCGAGCTGGGCCGCACGATCGCCCCGGTGCCCCGCTCGATCGCCGACCTGGCCTGTGGGGACGGCGCGCTGCCCCGGGCGCTGGCCCGCTGGTCGGCCCGCCACTGGGGGACCGCGCCGGTGCTGGTGCTCGGCGACCTGCACCCCCGCTGGCCGGTGGTCGGCCCGATCGAGCAGACCGTCGACGAGATCGAGCCGGTCGAGGTGTTCGTGCTGTCCGAGGCCATCGAGCACCTCGACGACCCGGACAACGTGTTGGTTCGCATCCGGGCCCGCTGGCTGCTGCTGTCCACCCCGATCGGCGAGGACGACCCGGCCCTCAACCCCGAGCACTACTGGGGCTGGGATCTCGCCGGGGTGCGCGAGCTGCTGGTCGGCACCGGCTGGACGCCGCGCACGATGCGCTCGCTCGTGCCGCGGGCCGGGGGCGTTTACACCTTCCAGCTCTGGCTGGCCGAGCGGCCCGGGTTCGGGGTGCCCCGGTGACCCGCTCGGCGCTGGTCACCGGGGCCACCGGGTTCGTCGGCCGCTGGCTGACCCAGGCCCTGATCAACACCGGGTGGACGGTGTGCGCCCTGGACATCCGCCCCCCCCGGTCGCCGGTGTGTGCGGTGCCCCCCGGCTACTACGGGTCCCTGCTGGACGCCCGGACGATGTTCGACGGGCACCAGCGGTTCGATCTGGTGGCGCACTGCGCCGCGGTGGTCGGCGGCCGGGCCGTCATCGACCACGACCCGCTGGCCCAGGCGGTCAACCTGGAGCTGGACGCGGCCCTGTTCCGCTATGCCCGGCTGACCCGGCCCGACCACGTCCTCTACTTCTCCTCGTCGGCCGCCTACCCGGTGCGCTACCAGAGCGAGAACGGGTTCCGGCTGCGCGAGAGCTACATCGACCTGGACGACCCGCAGCTCCCGGACGCGCTCTACGGCTGGACGAAGCTGACCGGGGAGCTGCTGGCCCGGCTGTACGCCCGCGACGGCGGCCGGGTTCACGTGCTGCGCCCGTTCTCCGGCTACGGCGCCGACCAGGATCTGGACTACCCGTTCCCGGCGTTCATCGCCCGCGCCGCCGCCCGCGAGGACCCGTTCGTGGTGTGGGGCTCGGGCGAGCAGATCCGCGACTGGGTGCACATCGACGACGTGGTCGGCACCGCGCTGGCCATGGTCGAGCAGGACCACCGCGGCCCGCTGAACGTCGGCTGGGGGGTGCCGGTGCCGTTCCGGCGGCTCGCCGAGCTGGTCACGGCGGCGGCCGGATACCACCCCGAGATCACCCCGCTGGCCGACCGTCCGGCCGGGGTGTCCTACCGGGTGTGTGACCCATTGGCGCTGTGCGCGCTGCGGTCGCCGCGGGTGTCGCTGACCGAGGGCATCGCCCGTGCGCTGGCGGCGGCCGGGGTGGCGAGATGACCTGGTGGGAGTACGCGCTGCTGGCGGGCGGCTGGACCATCGCGTTGATCATCGGATCGGGGGCGTGGTGAGCTACCGCAAGGGCGAGATCTGTGTGATCACACCGACGATCCCACCCCGCTACCGGGAGCTGACCCGGGCCCGCGCCAGCGTGGCGGATCAGAAGCGGCCCGCCGACCACCACGTAATCGTCATGGACTTCCACCACCAGGGGCCGGGAGCGACCCGCAACGGGGCGCTGGCCGCGGTGGAAACCGAGTGGGTGGCGTTCCTGGACGACGACGACGAGTTCCTCGCCCACCACTTGCGGTCCTGCGAGAAGTTCGCGTTCTGGTCCGGCGCCGACGTGATCTACCCGATCGGGGTCTACGACACGCTCGGAGTGGACCCGCTGCGCCAGTGCGGCACCGCGTTCTCCGCGCACCGGCTGCGGGCGGGCAACTTCATCCCGGTCACCACGCTGTGCCGCACCGAGCGGGTGGTCGCGGTGGGCGGGTTCCCGACCGGCGACCAGGTGCCGCTGATGGGTGATCAACCGTGCGAGGACTGGGGCCTGTGGTTGCGGATGCTCGACGACGGGGCGCAGTTCGCGCCGCTGCACCAGGTCACCTGGCGCTGCCACACCACCACCGGCCGGTACGGCAGCCACGGCGGACGGATCTGGGTCGCGTGAGCGGCTGGGGGTGGGCGGCGGTGATCCTCATCGGCTGGATGGTGATCAGCTTCGTGACCGCGCCGCTGGTCGGGAAGTGGCTGCGCCGCAACAGCGCGTACTACCCGGAGCCGCCGCTGGCCCCGTCGGGAGCGGCTCCCCGCCGAGGGTCGCCCCCGGGGTCCTGTGTCGAGCCCGACCAGCGGCGCGGGCCATCGACCTGATCGCAGTGGCGATCGACGCCCTGCTGCCGCTGGTGCTGCTGTTCGCGACGGCCGTCGGGCTGACCCTGGCCCTGCTGGTCGGCGGGGTGTGGGTGCTGTCCCGGCTGGCCACCCACCGCGCGTCCGGCCGTCACCGGCCACCGCGCCGCTGGAGGAGAGGTACTCCGTGAGCGGAACCACCGACGACCCCGCCGACCCGCGACTCACCCGCGGTCCCGACGCCGAGCCGGTTGAGCAGGCGCAGGTGTACCTGGTGCTGTCCGAGGCGGAGCGCACGGCCGGGTTCGTCCGCCCGGTCCGGGACACCTACCGGCACCTGGTGTGCGACACGGTGACCACGATGTCGCAGGTGATCGCCGCGACCTACGCGCGCAACCCCGGGTTCTACGGGGCCACCTACTGCGTCTCCTGCCGGATGCACCGCCCGGTCGGCGAGCACGGCGAGTTCGTCTGGCTCGACGGCAGCAAGGTCGGTACATGAGCGAACCCACGCCGATGAGGATCTGGGCGTGGCAGGCCGATGAGGGCGGCTGCGGGTTCTACCGGATCGCCGAGCCGATGGCCGCGTTGCAACGCGCCGGGCACCACGTGAACATCCAGGTGCAGCGCCAGGGCTTCATCGAGTACAAGCACCTGGGTAACTGCGGGGGCCCGGCTGAGCTGGCGGTGATCCAGCGGATCGTGCTGCCGGACATGGCTCCGGCGGTGCGGCGGCTACGCACCCCGCCGCGCAAGGTGATCTACGAAATTGACGATGACATGTTCTCGATCGACCCGGGCAACGCCGATGCGTTCAAGCTCTACAACAGCCCGAACATCCGGGACACGCTCAAGCTGTGCGCCAACCAGTCGCACCTGGTCACGGTGTCCACCGAGCCGCTGGCCGAGGTGATGCGCCGCGAGGTGGACACCCCGGTGATCACCTTGCCGAACTGCGTGCCGGACGGCATGTTCGAGGTCGGGCGGACTCGCTGGGACCGGCCGCGGATCGGCTGGGCCGGGGGGATGGGCCATAACAACGACATGCGCTGTGCGCTGACCCCGCTGCGCCGGTTCATCGACCGCACCCCCGAGGCGGACCTGCACATCATCGGCCACGACTTCCGCCGGTTCATCGCCCGGCCGCGGGTGTACTGGTCGAGCTGGGTGACCCCGATGCCGGACTATTGGCGGGCCATCGACTTCGACGTCGGGATCGCCCCGCTCGCCCCGACGATCTTCAACCGGTCCAAGTCGGCGCTCAAGGCCCTGGAGTACGGGGCGCTGGGCATCCCCACGGTGGCCTCCGACGCCGCGCCCTACCGGGAGATCATCCGGCACGGCGAGACCGGCTTCCTGGTCGGCCGCGACGACCAGTGGGTCACCTACCTGCGGGAGCTGGTCTACGACGCCGAGCTGCGCGAGCAGATGGGTCGGGCCGCCCGCGAGCACGTCGCCCAGTACGCGCTGAGCCGCAACTGGCGGGCCTGGGAGGCCGCCTACGGCCAGGTGCTGGGCCGTGCGGTGGCCCAACCGGCGCCAGATATACCGGCAGATATACCGGCCGACCTGGTCGATGTGTGAGCCTCCGGAATCCGGGTTCCTGCCACTGACGCACTGCCCGGACTGCGGGCTGCGCCGCCGTCCGGACGAGCTGGCGGGGTGTTCGCGGTGCGGGCTGTCCGACGACGCGTTCGACGCGATCACCAAGTTGCAGGCGATGTACCGGGCCGCGTGCGTCGAGCTGCTGGTCGCCAACCGGACCGGGATCGCGCAGATCATCGCGATCACCCCACGGGAGTTTCTATGATCATGGCCGAGATGCCGCACCCGCTGCGGACCGCCTGCAACAACTGCCCCGAGCCCGAGGGCGGGCGCGGCATCCTGCGCTCCGACGGTCACCAGGACGTGCTGACCTGCGCGATCTGCGGCACCCTGCACTCGATCACCCCGCACGTCCGGCGGGCCGAGGACGTGGACCGGTCGGTGCCCTGCCCGGTGTGCGGCAAGGCGCTGCTGGAGAACGGGCCGTGCCCGCACTGCGGGGTGCCCCGGCAGGGCATCGATGCGGTGTGGGCGCTGCGCGAGCACCACCTGGCCACCCTCGCCGAGCTGGCCGCCGCCCACCAGCGGGTGGTCGAGTCCTACACCACCCGGCACGAACAGATGATCAAGCTGGTGGTCGGCACGTTCCCGCGCTCCGGCTGACCCACGGGCAACCCGGCGGTGCCGCCGGGCGTCCTACAGGTCGTGCGTCGTCTCCGCCTCGCCCTGCCTGCCGTCCCGTTGCTGGCCCTGCTCGCCGTCCTGTTCTCCGCCCTGCTGGCCCCGCCCGCGTCGGCCGAGGAGAAGGGCAACGCCAAGGGCAACGCCTTGCTCTACAAGCTGGTCGACGACTTCGAGGTCGCCCCGTTCCAGCCCGGCAGTAGCTGCGGGGCCTGCGGCACCGACGGCTGGACGGCCGGGGTCCGCTACGGCGGCCGGTTCGGCATCGCCTACCGGGTGACTCGGACCTTCGGCCCCTACGACGGTGAGGCCGACCTCGGCGACCCCGGTTCGGTGCCCGACGGCGAGGCCATCACCGTCGCCTGCGAGGACCCGCAGCAGCCGATCCTGGCCGGTGAACACCGGATCAACCGGCAGACCAGCCACGGCACCGCCGATCGGGATGTCCTGCGGTTCCGCACCATCGGCGCCTTCTGGGACTCCGAGAACGACTCGCTGCGCTGGGGTGGGTTCGTCACCCCCACCGGCCAGGCGGGCTGGAACAGCGTGTCGATCTCGGTTCTGTGCTTCCGGGGCTACGCATGACGATCTAGGAGGTACCCCCATGTCTGGTGGAGTGCCGCAACGCCCGGCCGCGCTCAGGCTGCTCAACGGCCGCACCCCCGACACCGACTCGGGGGGCCGGAGGGTCGCGCCCCCGGCGAACTTCGCCCGGGTCGCGCCGGAGGTGCCGGGCTGGCTGTCCGACGAGGCCGCCGCCGAATGGCGCCGGATCATCCCCGAGTTGACCCGGATGAAGCTGATCAAGGAGGTCGACCGGGCCACGCTGTCGGCCTACTGCGAGAGCTGGTCCCGGTTTGTGGAGATCAGCAAGTCGTGGCACGCCGGGGACGCCCGCACGTCGCTGGTCGAGAACGCGTCCAAGGAACTGCGCCAGTGGGCCCGGGAGTTCGGGCTGACGCCGAGCGCAGAAGGGGCCGTCCGGCCGCCGGAACTGCCCGACGGGGACGACCCCTTCGCCTAGGTCCGGGTGCCCTCCGGGGTCCTAGGCGCGCTCCGCGCTCAGGCGGGGGGTCAGGTTCGGACGGGGGTCCGCTCGTCGGCGGTCTGTGCGACCAGCCGGGGTGACATCGGAACCAGTCCGGCGGTTGGGGATGACACGGCCGCCCCCGCGGCTGCCTTGATCATGGTGCGCTGCGCGTCCAGCAGGGTGCCCAGCAGGCCGAACCACTGATCCACCCACTCCTCGACGACGTCGGCGAACGGCAGGAACGGGGCAGGGGTCATTTCCGGCGGGGTCTGGGTCATGGCGGCGACGCTAAGGCGCCCCGGCGGCGCCCGGGACCGCCGATCAGAGGCGTCGGGTCGCAAACGGTTGGAGTCTCCCGCATTCCACCGAACGACGGACCAGATGGCCGCGGACAGGTTCCTCCGAACAGCGGTGTGAGGGGGGTAGGGGCGAGGGGGGCCGGGCATGTCGTACTCGGCCGAGGTGGAGTTCTACCTGCGCTCCCGCAATTTCGGTGACCCCACCGCCGCCCCGCTGGTGGCCACCCCGGAACCGTCCGAGGTGCCCGGTGCGCTGTTCGACCCGGATCGGGTGGACCGGGTGATCGCGGTGTTCCGGGCGCTGCGGCACACCCAGGGGGCGCTGGCCGGGCAGCCGCTGGAGCCCGACCCGTGGCAGGTCGCCTACCTGATCGCGCCGATCTTCGGTTGGGTCCGACCGGATGGGCGCGGCGGCTACGTGCGCATCATCCGCGAGGTCTGGGCGGAATTGCCACGGAAGAATGGTAAGACGACGATCGCCGGGGCGATCGCCATTTATCTGACCGCCGCCGATAAGGAGGCCGGGGCCCAGGTCATTGCGGCGGCGACCACGAAGGATCAGGCCGGGTTCTGTTTCCGACCGATCAAGCAATTGGCTGAACAATCGCCGCTGTTGCGCAAGCACGTCAAGGCGTACCAGTCGAAAATCATTCACCGGCGGTCCGGGTCGTCATTCCAGGCCATTTCCTCGATTGCCGATGCACAGCACGGCGCGAATATCCATGCGGCCGTGATAGACGAGGTCCATCTGCATAAGGATGCGGAACTCATCGAGGCCATCGAGACGGGTACCGGTTCCCGGGCCCAGCCGCTGGTCTTCATGATCACCACGGCGGACGACGGGCGGCCCAACTCGATCTACAGCCGGAAGCGGCACCGGATCGAGCAGCTCGCCGATGGGGCGCTGCACGACCCCACCACCTACGGGGTGATCTGGGCGGCGGCCCGGGTGGAGAACGAGCTGACCGACCCGTTCGACACCGCTGCGCTGCGCCGCGCCAACCCCGGCTACGGGATCAGCCCGACCGCGGAGTACCTGGAACGGGCGGCGGCCAAGGCCAAGGAGAACTCGGCCGAGCTGGGCACCTACCTGCGGCTGCACCTGGGGGTGCGGACCCGGCAGACGGCCCGGTTCATCCGGCTGACCGACTGGGACGCCAGCGCCGGGATGGTCGACGAGTCCCGGCTGGACGGGTTGGACTGCTGGGGCGGGCTGGACTTGTCCAATGTCGACGATGTGACGGCGTTGGCCTGGCTGTTTCCGAATCGCGAGTTCGATCACTACCAGGCGCTGTGGCGGTTCTGGTTGCCCGAGGACAAGCTGGCCAACCTGTCCCGGCGCACCGCCGGGGCGGCCGAGGCCTGGGTGCGCTCCGGACAGCTCCGACTCACCCCCGGCAACGTGATCGACAACGAGGCGATCCTCCAGGTGATCGACGCCGACGCCCGCCGGTTCCGGGTGCAGACCATGGGCTACGACCGGTGGGGGGCCACCGACGTCACCCGGCGCCTCGGCGAGCAGGGCATGACCTGCGTCGGGGTCGGCCAGGGCTACGCCGCCCTGTCGGCGCCGTCGAAGGAGCTGCTGCGGCTGGTGCTGCGGCATTCGTTCGTGCACGGCGGCAACCCGGTGATGCGCTGGATGATCGACAACCTGTCCGTGGTCACCGACCCGGCCGGGCAGGTCAAGCCGGACAAGGCGAACGCCGCCGACAAGATCGACGGCGTGAGCGCGGCGGTCACCGCGCTGTCCGAGGCGATGGCCAGCCAGGCCGAGCCGGACATCCTGGAGTCGGTGTTCTGAACGGCGACGGGGGGCCGCCCCCCGCATGGGCGGCCCCCCGTCCCCCCGGCTAGCACCAAGGGGCACCGGTCAGCCTAGCTACGACACCCGCTCCTGGACCCCGCTCGGGTCCGGGGTGGGCGAGGGCTCGGGGTCGCCGTCCTCGTCCCAGCGGCGGTGCCGGTGGCAGTACGGACACCACGGCTGGAGCGGCCGGTGTTGGAGCCCGGCGGCGGCCTCCACCGCGAACCACAGGAACAGCGGCACGGTGATCGCGTCGAACCAGCCGAGGTACGCGGCGGGGATCAGCGCTACGACGAGCACCGTCATGATCCCGATGGCCCACTTGCCGTGGGCCCAGTGGAACGTCCGCAGGGCCCGGTCGTGGGCGGCGGCCTCGGCCGGGCCGTCCAGCGGCGTCTTGCGGGCGCACCGCAGGCACAACGTGGCGTCGTGTCGGGTGGCGGCGACGAACGCGACCAGCATCAGGGTGGCGGCCAGGGTGGCCAGGGCGTTGGTCGGGCTCCACACGTGGCGCCCGTCACCGGCGTAGCGGTCGATGAGGTTGGTGATCGGCACGGCGGCCAGGATGTAGGGCTGCCGGTGGGCCAGCCACATGGTCAGCCGGTAGCCCCGGGCCGGTCCGTCGGCGGCAGTGGTCATGCCCCCAGTATGCCACATGCGGGATGCCACCCCGACAGCACGAACGGCCCCGGCTTCCACCTCACGAGGAGGCGACGTCGACCGGGGCCGTTCTGCACGAGCCGCAGGCGCAGGAACCCCGGTGATGTCGCCGATCTCCGGGCCTTACGGGCGATCCTTCGGACTCACCATCATGATGCCACCTGCGGGTCGCGAAGGCAACCCTGAGTATGCAGACGGCGGGGGGCCGGTTAAGACGGGCTTAACACCCCCCGCCGCCGCGCCTGGCAGGCAGGCGCCGACCACGGTAGCCCCCTCAGAGCAGGCCGAGCTGGCGGGCCCGGGTGACGGCCGCCCGCCGCCCACCGGTGACGCCCAGCTTGCGGTAGATGCCCCGTTTGTGGGTCTTCACCGTGTTGATCGAGACGAAGAGTTCGTCGGCGATCTCGATGGCGGACAGGTTGCTCGCCAGGTACCGCAGGACGACCTGTTCGCGGTCGGTGAGCGGGTCGGCGACCAGCGAGAGCTGCACCTCATGCAGGGGCAGGACCAGTGCCGACACCGCCGTCCGGCGCCGCCAGGAGGGCTCCAGGGTGGCCCGCCCGAGCTGGAGGGCCCCGACCAGTGAGGCGCTCTCCGCGCGCAGCCGCACGTGGCTCCGGCAGATGGCGTCCCCGCCGATCGTGGTGATCGCGGGTGCCACCGGTTGGCCGGGCAGCACCAGGCAGATCACGCAGAGCGGCGGCGCCGGGCGCGGAAGCGGGCGCGGCCGAGCACGGCGCGGACGTATCGGTGGCAACTGATCCTCCGGGCCGGTGACGGGACCCGGTCATCCTACTGGCGCGGTTTAGACCGAAAGTGAGCGTTCGACTACAGTGAGTGAGGGATTCCGCGTGGCCGACCACCCCGCTGGGCAACTACTCGACGCCCTCGGGGTGACCGTCACGCTCGCCGACGGCCAGCAGCTCGTCGAGGCCGTGGTGATCGGCAAGGCCATCGGGTTCGATGACGTCGAGCGCAGCACGTCGCTGGTCATCGGCAGCTCCGACGGGCTGGACTGGATCGCCCAGCGGGGCCTGGTGGCCGCCGCCAACGACGTGCTCTCCGGCGACATCCGCCGCGACGAGGACTGAGTGGTTTCACGTGGAACATCCGGGGGGGAGGTGGATTCCGGCATGATCGATGACGTGCGGGCGCCGGACGGCTGTCCGGTGCACTTCGTCGACCCGGACGCCACCGTTGTCCTGGACGGCCTGCCCTACACGGCCGAGCTGGTCTGCCTGACCTGGCACCAGGTCGCCCCGCTGCGTGAGGTGTTTACCCGCGCCCTCGCCCGGGTGGCCGAGCGCGCCGAACACTACTGATCGCTACACTCCGGCGTCCCTGTACGCTCCCCGACCCCGGAAACCTTCATGAGACGACTCCTCACCGCGCTGGCCGGTGCCCTGGTGACGGCCGCGCTGGCCGCCCCGACCGCGCTGGCCGCCCCGCAGCCCAAGTTCGTGCCGCTGTTCCCGCAGCTCCAGGGGTTCACGACACCGACCAACCAGCAGATCGCCGACCTCGCCCAGATCCAGCAGGACCCGAACGCCGACAGCGAGAACAACGCCGCGATGCTCAGCGCGTTCACCTACTTCGGCCAGTTCATCGACCACGACCTGACCCTGGACACTTCGCCGTCGCCGCTCACCCCGGTGAACGTGGCGACGCTGGACAAGAACGCCCGGACCTTCCGGTTCGACCTGGATAGCGTCTACGGGCAGGGCCCACAGGGCAGCCCGCAACTGTTCGAGCCGGACGGCAAGCACTTCCGGGTGCAGCGGCCCAACCCCAACGGGGTGGTCGACCTGCCGCGTAACCCGGACGGCTCGGCGATCCTCGTCGAGGGTCGCAACGACGAGAACGAGATCATCAGCCAGATCCACGTCGCGTTCCTGCTGACCCACAACAAGCTGGTCGACTCCGGGCTGTCCTACGACGACGCGCACCGGCGCACCGTGGCGGCCTATCAGCACATCGTGCTCGACGAGGTGCTGCCGCACTTCGTCGGCCAGCCGGTGGTGGACGGCACCCGGGGCGGGTCGATCCCGCGGTTCTACAAGCCGGGCAACCCGAACGCGAACCGGACCCCGGTCGAGTTCTCGGTGGCCGCCTACCGGTTCGGGCACTCGATGGTGCGCCGCGCCTACGAGCTGACCAACCAGACCGGCAAGATCCAGGTGTTCTCGGCCACCGCGCCGGACCTGCGTGGCGGGCGCCAGCTCCCGGCCGGTCGGCAGATCGACTGGGGCAACTTCGTCGCCGAGCTGAGCCGCCCGGACAACGCCGCGCACCTCAACATCTCGCGCAAGATCGACCCGCTGATCTCGACGTCGCTGTTCGTGCTGCCCATCCCGGGTGCCGAGGCCAGCGGCAGCAACGTGTTGGCGTTCCGCAACATGGTGCGCAGTGACGCCTACTCGCTGCCCTCCGGCCAGGACCTGGCCAAGCAGATGGGCATCCCGGTGATCCCGCCGGACCAGATCACCCCGATCGCGGCGCCGGGTGACCCGGCGGGCCCCCGCCCGCTCCCGGCCGGGTTCGAGACCGGCACCCCGGCCTGGTTCTACATCCTCGCCGAGTCCAGCAAGGTCACCGACGGCAAGACGCTGGGCCCGGTCGGCGGCCGGATCGTCGCCGACGTGTTCGTCAACCTGCTGGAGAACGACCGGGACATCAACGTGGGCCAGCCGCCCACCGCCGGTGACCCGGGCAGCCTCGCCGACCTGTTCGTGTTCGCCGGGCTCGCCCAGCGCCCGTAGACCCCGCACGCCCACACCACCGGCCCGGCCCCTCCCCGTGGGGACCGGGCCGGTGGTGTGCCCTGCTCGTGGCGGGCCGGAGAGGAGCCGACCATGCCGAAGCTGGGGGCGCGGCTCGACACCATCTGGGCCCAGTACATGAACAACATCGGCCGCCGTGGGCTGATGTTGTTCGTCCTCGCGATCATGTTCGGGCTCTACGGGATCTCGCTACTCACTGCCGCACCGGGCGCCGGATGGTGGCCGGTGTTCGGGGGTGACGTGATCGGGGTGCCGATCCGAGTGTGGGGCTTCACCTGGGTGGCCTGTTCGATCTTCTTGCTGCTCGGGGCTCCGCTGGAGCGAGACTCGGCGCATTTCGCGGTGGCCGCTGGGATGTCCGGACTGTGGGCCTTCGCGGCCATCTATACCGCCACCTACTGGGGTCCCGGAATCATCTACTCGGGCCTCACCCTGATCATTCTGTTGTGTGCGACCTGGCCCGATCCCAGGTTGGTACTACTGCCGCCGCCACACGAATCACTCGATTCCGAATGAACCTTCCCGAAGCCGTTCTCGCGGCGGCGATCCCGATCGGTTCGTTGCTGCTCTCGATGGTGGCCTGGTGGGGGTCCAACCGGGCCCGCATTCAGGCGAACCGGCTAGAGACGATCAAAGTCAATGCGGATGCCTACGAGCAGGCCCAAGGCATCTATGACAAGGCGATCGACCAGCTCACCGAACGGAACGAGCAGCTTGAACGGCAGGTCGATCGCTGCGAGGCCCGCATCGACCAGTTGGAACAGGCCCTGCGTGCCGCCGGTATCGCGGTTCCACCCGAACCGCGACACCGGCCAGTGACCAATCCGAATGGGAGGTGACCATGCGTTGGCCGTGGCAGAAGCGTAACGACGAGCGGCCCGCCGAGCAGCGGGCGATCACCTTCCAGGATGTGTGGGGTACCGCGGCCGACGTCAACACCACGGCGATCGTGTCGATGGACCGGGCGCTCACCCTGTCCTCGGTGTACGCCGCCACCTCGCTGATCGCCGACCTGGTGTCGTCGTTCCCGCTGCACGGCTACCGCAAGGCGGGCGATGAGCGGATCAGCCTGGAGCCGCAGCCGAGCCTGTGCGTCACGCCCAGCGTGTACGGCAGCCCGGTCGACTGGGTGCACCGCTGCGTGATCTCGATGGCGCTGCGCGGCAACGCCTTCGGGCTGATCACCGACACCGATGACCGGCAGTACCCGCGCAAGATCGAGTGGCTGCACCCGGACGATGTCACGATCATGGACAACCGGACCGAGGGCCGCCCGGACTGGCGCTACCTGGGCAAGCCGCTCGACCCCAGCCGCCTGATCCACATCCCGTACTACACGGTGCCCGGCTACGTGCTCGGGCTGAGTCCGATCAAGGCGTACGCGATGGCCGTGGACGTCGGCTTATTCGCTCAGGCGTTCGGTCGTGATTATTTCCGCACCGGGAGCGTGCCGATCGGTCTGCTCAAGACCGACCAGCGCATCGACGACCCGGAGAAGGCCGATGTGATCAAGGCGAGATTCAAGCGGGATGCGGCCCGCCGGGAACCGGTGGTGCTCGGCTCCGGCCTGGAGTACCAGACGATCTCGGTGGCCCCCGAGGAGTCGCAGTTCCTGCACACCATCCGGGCCACCGCCACCCAGGTCGCGGTGATCTACCACCTGGACCCGACACTGATCGGCGGCGACCACAGCGGGTCCAGCCTGACCTACGCCAACGTCGAGCAGCGCAGCCTGGACCTGGTCAAGATCGCCCTGATGCCGTACGTGCGGCGGATCGAGGCGGCGCTGTACCCGCACCTGCCCGGCCAGCAGTATCTGCGCTTTACGTTGGACGCCTTCGTGAGGCCCGATACCAAGACCCGTTACGACGCGCACGCGGTCGCCCTGGCGGCGGGCTGGATGAGCAAGGACGAGATCCGCGAGATCGAGGACATGTCCCCGCTGCCGAACGGGTTGGGGAAGTTCCAGGACCCCGTCGTGGTGGCCCAGAAGATGGCCAAGGCGACCGCCCCGAGGCTCCCCGCACCGACCGGGGTGGGACCCACCGGCGACGGCCATCCGGCCGCCAGCGACGGCCAGGGGGCCAGCACGGGTGGTTCCGGCACCAACGGCAGCAAGCCCGCCAGCGGCAAGCCCGCCAGCAAGCCCGCCAGCAACGGCACCCGGCACGACGACGGGGTCAGCTCACTGATCTCGATCTACGGGCGTCGCAGCGACCCTTACGTGTAAACGCTCTGCCGGTTCGGACGGGGCCGGTTCGTACTGGCCGTGAGGAGGAAGCACGTGATCATCGCAGACCACCACACCGCCACCAGTGCGGACCCGTGGGATGCCGTCGAGGCCGAGGGCCGACTGCGTCGCGACGCCGGGGAGGCCGAGCTACGCAAGGCGTTCGCCCGCGTCGATGACCGGGTCAGCCCCAACGACAAGTCCGGCTACTCGTTCATCCACCACGAGGTGGACCCCGAGGGCAACGTCGGCGCGGCCAGCATCCTCGCCTGCCGTTCCCTGATCGCCATCCTCAACGGCACCAAGCCGGGACCGACCCTCCCCGCCGCCGAGCGCCGCTCGGTGCACCAGCACCTCGCCACGCACCTGCGTGACGCGAGGCTCGGCGTGCCCGAACTACGGGCCGAACCGTACACAGCAGTGGAACTGGAGGGTGAGCTAATGACCGAGCGGCGCTTCACGCCGGGCCGGGTCGAGGTGCGGGCGTCGAATGGCGATTCCCGCTCGATCGGTGGCTATGCGGCGGTGTTCCACAAGCTCAGCAACAACCTGGGCGGATTCGTCGAAGAGGTCAACGGAGGAGCCTTTTCCCGGTCCCGCACGGAGGGCTTCCCCGGCGTCATCTGCCGGTTCAACCACGACGACAACATGATTCTCGGCAGCAGCAATTCGGGCACCCTGCGGCTGCACGTCGACGACATCGGGCTCGGCTATGAGGTGGACCCGCCGGAGGCCCGCTACGACATTGTCGAGTTGGTGCAGCGCGGCGACATTCAGCGATCCTCGTTCGCCTTTAGGGTCACCGACGAGGTGTGGGGGCTTACCGAGCAGGGCTACCCGAAGCGCAGCCTGCTTTCGGTGCAGCTCATCGATGTCGCCCCGGTGGTCTCCCCGGCCTACCTGGACACCTCGGTGGGACTGCGTGCGCTCGCCGACTTCGTGGGCGCCCCCGAGGAGGAGGTGCGCAAGGCCGCCGAGCACAACGACCTGCGCAAGTTCCTGGCCCGCAGCGACGGCCCCCGCTATGTGCCCCCGGCGAAGCGGTCGTTCGGACCGGCGGCCCGGATGGCGCTGCTCGGGCGGTCCAAGGACCCGTGGGCCGACAAGGTCTGACGGTGGTCCGAGCAGACAAGGCCAAGGGGAACGGGGCCAAGGACGAGGGCAACGGCGAGGTCCGGGAGCCGCGATGGG